GCTTACAAGTTGATGGCGATACAGTTTCCAGACGCTTTTACAGATGATATTAATAAACACATTGATGAAGTCATTATACCATCAAAAGTTTCACATAAAAGTCAATTGGTAGGACAGATTAATAGAAATGAAAAATCTGAACAGTACACATTTCCTCTAAACGATGAAGTGGGTAAAGATTTTAAAACTGTTATAGATAGAGTTGCAACAAGTTTACTCATGGATAAAACTGGTTATGCTCGTGATAGTATCGCAGAAGCTTTTGAAGCATGGACTGTGCATAGTTATGCTGGAGATTACAATCCTTTACATGCACATGGTTGTCAAACACCATCTGGTTTATCAATGATATTTTATTTAAAAGTTCCTAAATGCATTGAGGAGAAACCATCGTTTCCTACATTACATAATGCTTCAGGCGACATAGATGGTCATACAGGATTAATAACATCAACGAATACCATTCATGATGTTTATAGATTAAAGTTAGACGCTCAAGAATATATAAAACCTAAAAAAGGCTTTATGGTAATATTTCCTAATTGGTTACAGCATTGTGTCATGCCGTTTTTTGGTGATGGTGAACGAAGAACAATGTCTGCTAACTTTAATATCAGAGACAGTAAAGAAACTGTTGCTCAATTTAAATCACCAACACTAAATAAAGTACATTAACAAAGGAGATTATATTATGAAACTAAGTGAACACACAGTTGAAGTGTTAAAAAACTTTGCGACTATAAATCAAAACCTCGTAATCAAAGAGGGTAGCACATTGACAACAATGTCTGCTATGAAAAATATAGTTGCAAAGGCAGATGTAGAAGAATCATTTGATAAAGAAGTTGCAATCTATGACCTAAATGAGTTTCTTGCTTCTATATCTTTATTTACAAGTCCAGTCTTAGAATTTAATGATGGATTTGTAACTATCAAAGAAGAAAATAGTCCAAAGAATTCTTTGAAGTATTTTTATTCAGACCCATCAGTTGTAACTTCACCTAACAAAACTATCACTATGCCAAGTAAGGAAGTGTCATTTAAATTAGGTGGTGAAGATTTAAACAAACTGAAAAGAGCTGCTGGTGTAATCGGAGCTCCAGATTTAGTATTAGAAAAGAAAAGTGCTGATGTATTTTTAACAGTCAAAGATAAAAAGAATGATACTGCAAATACATTCTCTATTGATGTTGATACTGTTGAAGATGGCAGTGACTTTAAATTTTTCTTCAAAGTAGAAAATCTAAAAGTGATGGATGGTGATTATGATGTTGATATTTCATCAAAGAATATTAGTCATCTATCATCTAAAAGTAAAGATGTAGAGTATTGGGTGGCACTTGAACCTGAATCAAGTTATGAATAAAAATTGGATTATATATTATGGAAACTTTTTTATGGGTAGAAAAATATCGCCCAACAAAAATCAATGAGTGTGTTTTACCAGACCATTTAAAAAATACTTTTAAAGAGTTTGTAAAAGATAAACACATTCCTAATTTAATTTTATCTGGTGGGCCTGGAATTGGTAAGACAACAGTTGCCAAGGCGATGTTAGATGAAATTGGAGCAACATCATTAGTCATAAATGGTTCAGAAGAATCTGGCATTGATGTTCTTAGAAATAAAATCAAAAACTTTGCCTCGACAGTATCCCTAGAGGGTGGTCGTAAGTATGTCATACTTGATGAGGCAGATTATTTAAATCCTCAATCTACACAGCCTGCTCTTCGTGGGTTTATGGAAGAATTTCACAAAAACTGTGGATTCATTCTTACTTGTAATTATAAAAACAGATTAATAGAACCTCTACATTCTAGATGTAGTGTTGTTGATTTTATTATTGCAAAAGAAGATAAACCTAAACTTGCAAAAGACTTTTTTGGTCGTGTTAAAAATATTCTTGAATCAGAGAATATAAAATATGAACCTAGAGTTGTGATGGAGGTATTAACTAAATACTTTCCAGATTGGCGAAGAACAATAAATGAATTACAAAGATATTCTACATCTGGTCAAATAGACGCTGGTATCCTTGTAAATGTATCGGAGGTAAATATCAATGAACTTGTGGCTGCACTCAAAGCAAAAGAATTTACAAATGTGCGAAAGTGGATTGTGCATAATCTTGACAATGACCCTGTTCGCATGTACCGCCGTATTTATGACAGTCTTTATAACCATGCTGATTCTAGTACAATACCCCATGCAGTTCTTATCTTATCTAAGTACCAGTATCAGTCAGCTTTTGTCGCCGACCAAGAAATAAATTTGTTGGCATGTCTAACAGAAATTATGGTGGATGTGAAATGGAAATAGATAATGTACAAGTGGTAAAACCTTTTGGGCCTCTAATTATGTTGGCACAATTACCAGAGGGTGTTATTAAAAAATTAAATGAAGTAGTTGATGTAATTAAAGATAAAAAAGATATGGGCGCTAGACTTGCTGGTGTCATAGAAACTGAAAGTGAAATACCACACTCTATGTTAGAAGAAAAAAAAGTGATGAATATATTTCATGCACTATCTAGAAGTTACATAGAACAAGCTTACTTAAACGCTGGTTTACAAGACCAATGGAATGCTATGGATGTAAAAACACAAATGCAATCTATATGGTCTGTATCTCAATATGAAAATGAATATAATCCACAACACAATCATTCACATTGTCAAATAAGTGCCGTGTTATATTTAAAGATTCCTGCTATGAAACCTAGAAACATACCTAACAAACCAAGAGAAAAAGATGGTCAAATAGAATTTACATTTTGCACAAATGAAAGTATTTTTACAACAGGTTCTTTTGTGGCAAGACCAAAACCAGGCATGTGTTTATTATTTCCTAATACTTTGTATCACCAAGTATATCCTTTTCAAGGCTCTGGTGAGAGAAGAAGTATCGCATTCAATATGGCGTTTAAAGGATTTAGTAAATCTAGTGGAATACAACTCGCTGGAGATAGTGTAAATTTATATAATGAAACTAATCACGCCGACACAATACCATGGCGTGTAATAGAACAAGGATATCACAAATAATGTATGAATTAAAAGAATATTTAAATGCCATAAATTCTTCCAAAGAAAGACTTATGGATGGTGAAGATGAGATGTGGGAAAAGAAATATCCTGCTTATATCGTAAATAAATGTGTTGCTCCATTTCAAGATACCATATTCCTAGTCAATGAAATGAATATGAATCATCATGTGGATAACAAATTACAATTCGACTTTTTACTAAATACTCTAAGAACAAGGAAAAGATATACACCTTGGCTAAAAGCGAAGAAAGAGAAATATTTAGAATATGTAAAAGAGTATTATGGATATGGTAATGAAAAAGCAAAATCAGCTCTTGATATACTAAATGATGAACAATTAGAAACTATCGTGAATAGTTTAAATAAAGGCGGTAAACATGGAAAATAATATACAGTGGTCACAGGAGCAGATGTTTGAAGTTCTATTAAAAGAACCTGATGACTTCCTAAAGATTAGAGAGACATTATCTCGTATAGGAGTTGCTTCAAGAAAAGAAAGGAAACTATATCAGTCTTGCCATATACTTCATAAACAAGGTAAGTATTATATCGTTCACTTTAAAGAATTATTTGCACTTGATGGTAAGGATACCAATTTATCAGAAAATGATATCGCTAGAAGAAATACAATAGTTAAACTTCTAAGTGATTGGGGTTTGGTGACTATGAAAGGTAAACCAGAACCTATTGCACCATTAAGTCAAATTAAAATTATTGCATTCAAAGAAAAAGATGAATGGATATTAGAAACTAAATATAACATAGGTAAAAAGAAAGAGGTAGAGTAGTGGCATATTCAAATAAAGTTTTAGACCATTATGAGAATCCTAGAAATGTAGGTTCTTTTGATAAAGAAGATAAGAATGTTGGCACTGGTATGGTCGGAGCACCTGCTTGTGGCGATGTCATGAAACTTCAAATTAAAGTAGATGATAATAACATTATAACAGACGCTTGTTTTAAAACTTATGGTTGTGGTTCAGCAATTGCCTCATCATCATTATTAACAGAATGGGTAAAAGGTAAAACCCTTAATGAAGCAACAGAAATTAAAAATACAGATATTGCAGAGGAACTTGCACTACCACCAGTAAAAATTCACTGTTCAGTTTTGGCAGAAGACGCTATCAAAACTGCTATCGCAGACTTACAAGAAAAACAAGAGGCACAAGGCACCTGGCAACCAAACACAGAGTAATTTTATTATGAAAAAATTTCAATCATTCATCACAGAGGAAAATGTGAATGATGGTGATATTCAAATAGCAGTAATCACTAAGGTATCTTCTGATAAAGAGGAAGTCGTAGCCAATCAACTTAAAAAATACGCTGACAAAAAAAATATTACTTGTCATCTAATTAATACTAGAGAGGCATGGGTTTCAGATAATGATTTAGAAAAAGGCACTTTAACAATATCAAATATCAAAGGTGAAAGAATAGATTTTGAAATATCTAAAACTGTTGTTTTTATTCGTGCTGGAGTTTTAGATAATGAAGTAGGACTTGCTTTACTTTCTACTTTTGAAAAAGCAGGTGCATTTATGATTAACAATCGTGATGGTATGCTCACATGTGACAATAAAATGTCTACCTACATTACATTTAATCAAAATGGAATACAAACACCTAGAACATCATTAATTAATAATGATGAATCTGTGGCAGACGCTCATAAAAGAATTGGTGGCAAGTTTCCTGTTATTATAAAAACAATAACTGGTACACAAGGTATTGGTGTATCAATCGCAAATGATTATAAAAGTTTAATATCAAATGTTCAATCATTATGGAAGTTTGGTGCTGAACTTTTGATACAAGAATTTTTAGAAATGGATTACGACATCAGAACTATCGTAGTGGATGGTGTTATTATTGCCTCTACTAAAAGAATAAAACCAAAAGAAGATTTTCGTTCTAATAGACATAGAGGTGCAGAGACAAAACCTTATGTATTATCAAATGATGAAAAAGAAATAATATTAAACGCTTATCGCTCAACAGGCGCTTACATGGTTGGAGTTGACCACACAGTAGTAAATGGAAAAACATATATTTTAGAGTGTAATGGTTCGCCAGGCATTGGTTCTAACTTTGGAAATGGCGATGGTCAATCAACAACAAACGAAAGACTAATTGAAAAAATAGTCACACATATTGGAAAAGTTAAAAGTCGTTTTGTTGGTGCAACACAAACAACTGGTTTTGTAGAAAGATTAGAGATAGTTGGTCTTGGCCCATATCGTGCTAAGTTTGATACAGGTAATGGAACTCGTGCTTCAATGTTTCATGTGGATAAATTAGAGATTAAAGGTAAGATTGCCAAATGGGAAAGAGATGGTAAAAAATTTACTAATAATATTGTTGGTGTATCTAGACCTGTTCATGTAGACCAAATAGATAAAAGACCAATCATATTAGTAGATATAAAATTTAATAACAAATTATATAAAGATGTTCCAATAGGATTAACCACAAGAGATTCTAGAAGTACATTTTTAATAAACAGGGAACTGTTAACAAGATTTAAAGTTGCAGTAAACCCAGATAGAAAATTTGTTCTTTCTAGTTACATAGAAAGAGGAGATAATAATGATGAAGATGATAGGGAGGCAAAATGATAAATGCACTAAGAAAAAAATATGAGGCAGAAGTTGCAGCTGCAAAAGCGAACATTGATGTCTACATAAAAAACCCAGTAGGTATTGGTGAACATCCAGACCTAGTTGCAGCTATGGATTTAGAAATGACTAAGTTGGCAGACGCTTCTGATAAACTTGCGACACTAAACTCATTCTATCCAGAAACAGCAGAAGAATTTTTACAGGAAGAAAATAAATAAACATTGACAAAACTTGTTGAATCTAATATAATTATATCATGCAATTTTACACTAATGTGACGCCTTGGGGCAACAATCTGCTTGTCAGAGAATATGTGAATGGTGAAAGGATTAATCGAAAGGTTAAGTATTCCCCTACTCTATTTTGTAAAGTTCTAAAAGAGACTGGTTATAAAACTCTTGATGGACAAAATGTTACGCCAATCAAACACGAAACTATCAAAGAGGCAAAAGAATGGTTGAAGTCTTATGAAGACCAACCACATTTAATCTACGGCAATACTTTATTTCAGTATAATTATATTGCAGATAATTATACTAGTTATGTAAAATGGGATATTGATAAAATTCTTGTTGTCACTATGGATATAGAGGTGGCATGTGAAAATGGATTTCCAAATCCAGAGAATGCAATTGAACCTTTATTATCAATCACAATTAAGAATCATCAAAATAAACAGATACTAGTTTGGGGCGTAGGTGAATATAAAAATGATAGAGAAGATGTAACTTATGTTAAATGTAAAAATGAAGAAGAACTTATAAAAGAGTTTCTAACATTTTGGCAAAAACAGCAACCAGATGTAATCACAGGCTGGAATACAGAATTTTTTGATATACCATATCTATGTAATCGTATAAAAAATTTATATAGTGAAAGTGAAGTCAATAGACTTTCGCCTTGGGGTAATGTCTCTGATAGAGAAGTTTATCAAATGGGTAGAAGACATCAAGTTTATGATATTCAAGGTATATCACATTTAGATTATTTTGATTTGTATAGAAAGTTTACATATACTAATCGTGAGAGTTATAGACTAGACCATATAGCTCACATTGAGTTAGGTGAAAGTAAAGATGATAATCCATATGAAACATTTAGAGAATGGTATTTAAAAGACTTTCAATCGTTTATTGATTATAATATACAAGATGTAGAAATTGTTGATAGACTAGAAGACAAAATGAAGTTGATTGAATTATGTCTCACTATGGCATATGACGCTAAAGTAAATTATATGGATGTATTAGGTTCAGTTAAGTATTGGGATATACTCATATACAATGAACTAAGACAAAAAAATATTGTTATACCACAAAAGGTACAAAGGAGTAAAACTGAAAAATTTGAAGGTGCATATGTGAAAGAGCCACAAGTTGGTTTACATGAGTGGGTTATGTCTTTTGATTTAAACTCACTATATCCACATTTGATAATGCAATATAATATCTCACCAGAGACTTTAGTTGCTGATAAAAAAGTTAAAAACATTTCTGTTGAAAAAATGTTAGACAAAAGTGTAGACACATCAATACTAAAAGACGCTACACTTACACCAAATGGTGCTTTGTTTAAAACAACACAAAAAGGATTTCTGCCAGAACTCATGCAAAGAATGTATGATGAAAGAGTAAAATTCAAACAGTTGATGTTGGAGGCGAAAAAAGATTATGAAAGAACAAAAGACCCAAAACTTAAAAAAACAATCTCAAAGTTTAACAACATCCAAATGGCAAAAAAGATTTCTCTTAATAGTGCATATGGTGCTATTGGTAATGTCTGGTTTAGGTATTATAATCTTTTGGTTGCTGAAGCAATTACTACCAGTGGTCAGTTTGCTATTAGATATATTGAACATTCTCTTAATGGGTATCTTAATAAAATACTTGAAACCGATGGAGAAGATTACATCGTTGCAAGCGATACGGATTCGGTGTATATATGCTTTGACAAACTTGTCAGCAAAGTATTCAAAGGAGAACAAGATAAAAGAAAAATCGTTGACTTCTTGGACAAAGTCGCTACAGATAAAATCGAACCTTTTATTGATAAGTCTTATCAAGAACTTGCTGAATATGTAAATGCTTATGAGCAAAAAATGCAAATGAAAAGAGAAGTAATCGCTGATAAAGGTATATGGACAGCAAAGAAAAGATATATTTTAAATGCATGGGATATTGAGGGTGTTCGATATAAAGAACCTAAACTAAAAATTATGGGTGTGGAGGCAGTTAAATCATCAACACCAGCACCTTGTCGTGAAAAAATTAAAGACGCTTTAAAAATAATTATGAATGATGATTCAAAAGTATTAAATGAATTTATACAAGAGTTTAGAAAAGATTTTATGAATTTACAACCAGAGATGGTAGCGTACCCACGCTCTGTAAATGGACTAAATAAATGGTCTGAATCACACAATCTATTTAAGAAAGGAGCGCCGATACATTGTAAAGGTGCTATATTATATAATCATCTTGTTAAGGATAAAAAATTACAAGGAAAATATCCTTATATACAAGAGGGTGATAAGATTAAGTTTTTACATATGAAAACACCAAACACATATCAATCAACATCAATATCATTTATGACTAAGTTGCCACAAGAGTTACAATTGCATAATTTTATTGATTATGAAATGCAGTTTGAAAAGTCTTTTATAGAACCACTAAAATTTATAACTGATATTATTCGTTGGCAGATTGATGGTAGTTATGGAACACAAGGAACACTGGAGGATTTTTTCTAATGGGTGTAGGAAGTATGATAATTGCAGCTATGGTCGGTGGTATTATACTAGGTGTAATATTATTGGTAATGACAGATGAGTAAGGGTTCTAAAAGAAGACCAACACAAGTTGACCACGAAACATATTCTGATAATTATGATAGAATATTTAAAAAGAAAAAAAAGAAAAAAGAGATTGGTGGTCGCAAAGGCCCTGAACCTACAAGATATGGTGACTGGGAAAAGTCTGGGCGATGTATAGATTTTTAACAAACAGGAGAACATTATTATGAATGACTTTTTAAAAGATGTTATTAAAGAAACAGGAAACGAATACGCTGGTATTGTTTCTGAGGGTGTTGAAGCTGGAGATGTAGATAGTTTTATTGATACAGGTTCTTACATATTCAACGCTTTAGTTTCAGGTTCACTTTATGGTGGACTTCCACAAAATAAAATAACTGCTCTTGCTGGAGAAAGTGCAACAGGTAAAACTTTCTTTCTCATGGGTATGGTCAAAAACTTTTTAGACCAAAATCCAAATGCAGGCGTTGTATATTTTGAATCAGAAAGTGCAATCACTAAACAGATGGTGATTGATAGAGGTATAGACGCTAATAGAATGGTGATTATGCCTGTGACAACAGTACAAGAGTTTAGACATCAAGCACTCAAAGTGTTAGATAGATATATGCAACAAGATGTAGATATAAGAAGACCACTCTTTATATGTTTAGATTCACTTGGTATGTTATCTACTACAAAAGAAGTGGAAGATACTGAGGCAGGAAAAGAAACTAGAGATATGTCAAGAGCACAAATACTCAAAGCTGCATTTAGAGTTTTAACTTTAAAACTTGGAAAAGCAAAAGTGCCAATGGTTGTAACAAATCATACATATGATGTAATCGGTTCAATGTTTCCAACTAAAGAGATGGGTGGTGGTAGTGGATTAAAATATGCCGCTTCAAGTATCATTTATCTTTCAAAGAAAAAATTTAAAGATGGAACAGAGGTAGTTGGTAATATTGTTCATTGTAAAAATCATAAATCAAGATTGACTATGGAAAATAAAATGGTTGATGTTTTATTGACTTATGATAAAGGACTTGACAAACATTATGGATTACTTGACTTGGCAGTAGAACATGGTATATTTAAACAAGTGTCTACTCGTATTGAATTACCAGATGGTAGTAAACAATATGCCAAAACAATTAACAATGACCCAGAAAAATATTTTACAGAAGATGTAATGAAACAATTAGAAGAAGTTGCATTGAAAGAATTTAAATATGGCAACGATAGTTAAGAATTGTTGTACACCACTATTTCTAGATTTTTTAAAACATCAAGTTTGTAAATCTAGAAAGTGGAACTTTAATTATCCTATGGGTAAACCATTTGAGGATAAACATGCAAAGATTGACATCATACAGGGTGACACAGTGCATGATGATTTTTTGGGCGGCGTGTCTATGAGTTTATTAATGTTAATTCATGAGAAAGCAAAACAACAAAATATTGATGTTCCCCTAAACTTATTGTTTTGTGGTGTATCTATGAAAGATAAACATAGAGAAGATAACATACACACAGACCATGAAAAAGATGAACTCAAAGATACGCCAATCATTAAAGTATTAGGAATACTAAATTCAGATTGGAATCATGAAACCGATGGTGGTGGATTCGAACATGGTAATGATACTCACGAATTAGAAGCTGGTGATTTTATTGTGTTCGACCCAAGAATAAAACACAGAGCAGAAGATATTAAATCAGATAAAAAAAGAATAGCTATAGATTGGACTTTACAAAATGGATAGATTAATAAAAGTTTACGATAATGTAATTGACAAAGAATACTGTAATCATCTTATCGACAAATTTGAAAACAATGAAGCACTACATCAAAAGTTTGATGATAGGGGAATGATTTTTACACAAATCAATATTCAAAAAGTTGGTTGGTTTGATGATAGTAACATTCTAAAAAAGATATTTACAGCGAATATAGAAAAGTATAAAAATGATTGTGAGGTAAGTGAACAACAAATGCCCTTGACATGTGTGTTAGAACCTGTTAGAATGAAACGATATTTACCAAACAACTATGATGAATTTAGACCACATGTTGATGTAAATCAAAAAGCAAATTGCACGAGATTTTTAGTTATGTTTCTATATCTGGCAGATAATAAAAAAGGAAAAACAATATTTCCAAATTTAGATATAGAAATAGAATGTAAACAGGGGAGTTTATTAATGTTTCCACCAATGTGGCCTTGGTTACACGCTGGACAAAAACCAGCAAGAACATCAAAATATATTGTGCAGAGTTATTTACATTATGTCTAATATTAAAGATAGTTATGTTTTTGTAGAAAGTAAATCACAAGACCAAACTTGTATTGGTATCAAAGGTGGTAAGTTTGCTGGTGTAATTTATAAGTATGGAAAAGTTTCAATAGGTGAAGAAACAGAAGATGGTCATATGCCATTTAAATTTGAATTTGACATTGTTGATAATAATTCAGTGCCAAGAGAAGAATTTGGGAACGATTGGATAAATTTAATAGGTGATATATTAGTAGATATTATGGAGGAACAATATGGAGAATCAGACAATAGAGAGAACTACTCTTAGTAATCTCATACACAACGAAGAATATTCTAGAAAGGTTTTACCTTTTATAAAAGCAGAATATTTTGATGTAAGAGAAGAAAGAATAATCTTTGATGAGATACAAAAGTTTGTAGATAAGTATAATAAAATACCTAACCAAACATCGTTAGAGATTGAGGTCAGCACAAGAAAAGATTTAAATGATACTGAACACAAAAAAATTGTTGATATCATTAAAACTCTTAAAAAAGATGATATAGATTTTGACTGGTTAGTAGACACAACAGAAAAGTTTGTAAAAGATAAAGCAATCTATAATGCAATCGTAGAGGGTGTTGGTATTATAGATGGTAAATCTAAAAATAAAACGCCAGATTCTATTCCAAGTATTTTAACAGAGGCACTTGCAGTATCCTTTGATAATTCTGTTGGTCATGATTATCTTGAAGACCATGAGGCAAGATTTGATTTCTATCATCACAAAGAAGAAAGAATACCATTTGATTTAGAATTTTTTAACAAGATTACAAAAGGTGGACTTCCACCTAAAACTTTAAACATCGCACTTGCTGGAACTGGTGTTGGTAAATCTTTATTCATGTGTCATCAAGCTGCAAACTGTTTATCACAAGGAAAAAATGTTTTGTATATTACTTTGGAAATGGCAGAAGAAAGAATCGCAGAAAGAATAGACGCTAACATGATGAATATTAGTATTCCAGATTTACATGATTTACCTAAGAAAATGTTCAATGATAAAATTACAAAGTTACAAAAGAAAGCAAAAGGTAAATTAATTATAAAAGAATATCCAACTGCCTCGGCACACAGTGGACACTTTAGAGGATTACTGAAAGAACTTGCAATCAAAAAATCTTTCAAACCAGATATTATTTTTATTGATTATCTAAACATTTGTGCTTCAAGTAGATTTAGGGCAGGTAGTTCTATGAACTCTTATACAATTATTAAATCTATTGCAGAAGAACTTAGAGGACTTGCAGTAGAGACAAATGTTCCAATCATGTCGGCAACTCAAACAACAAGAAGTGGATTCTCTAATACAGATGTTGGACTAGAAGATACCTCAGAAAGTTTTGGATTACCAGCGACTGCCGATTTGATGTTCGCATTGATATCCACAGAGGAACTAGAAGAACTAAATCAGATTTGTGTCAAACAATTAAAGAACAGATACAATGACCCTACAATGAACAAGAGATTTATTATCGGAATAGATAGAAATAAGATGAAATTATTTGATGTAGAAATCAAAGCACAAGATGAATTAGTCGACCATGGCCAAAGCGAAGTACCAATCGCTGATAAAGGACAAGGATTCGGTAAGGGAGAGAGCCCTAAAACAACAGCAGAGGACAAATACGACAAATTCTCAAATTTAAAAGTTTAATAAATAGACTTATATAACTATATTTAAATGGAGAAATTGATGTCATTTAGACGCTCTATCGAGCAGTTAAGACCTGCTCGTACACCAAAGGTAGCAATAGTAGAACAAGCTCAAAACTATTTGAGAGAGTTGACTATATCGCCTCATTATCAACAGAAAGGCAATTTCAATCCATATTACACTTTGGATGTATCCATAGAAAAAATAGTTAAAGAAGATTTACCTAAAAAGATAAAGTATCAAGAACTTCTTTTTAAAGCAGTGGAAAAAGGAAAAGGAACTTTACTGCTTGACGCTAAGGGTAAATTTGAATTTCAAATAGTCGCTAAAACAACTGGTGGTGAAATAGAGACAGACTATTTTATTAGAGTGCCTAAAAAAGTTGTTAAGTCACATTATGGAATGAAACAAAGAAAAGATTCAACAGCGTCATCAAATGTAAATGAATTTTTGACAGTTTATTTTTTACAACACACTAAGTTTACAAACGCTGAAAAATTTATGGCAGATGTTGCTAAATTATCTGGTGGAACAAAAATATTTACAGGTGAAGAACAAGAGGTCTCATATGAAACATTGATTGAACTATTAGATAAAGATGAATCAGCAATTAGAGATATTAATATTGGATATCAAAATTCTCTCGCAGTCAAAAAAGATTTAAAAAAATGGGATAAGCTTTATTGGACACCTAGAGGAAAACCAGCAGGTATCGGTGGTAAAAATCCATCTGATGTAATTATACATATAGGTCGTGGTAATTATGTGGGTTATTCAAATAAGATTGCCTCTGGTAAAGATGTAACACCAAAAATAAACACAAATGTAAAAGCATTTTTTGAAAAATTAGGAACTGGTAGAGAAGTAAAACAAGTTCTAAAGTATTTAGATGACGCTTGGAATGAAGCAGCTTCAACTGTGAAAGGCAAAAATGCTGTTAAAGCATTAAGAGGATTTGACATAACTAGAGAAAAACCATCTGAATCTTCATCTAAAAGAGCTTTTGCCATGTTAGCAAAAGAGTTTCAAAAAGACAAACTACAATTTTATGGTAAAGATTTTTATTTTCCATACAGAAATAACTTTATAAAAAAATTAGGTAAGTGGTTACAAAAACCAATGAACATGAATTACTTTTTAAAAACTGTTGGATACTATACATATGATGATGTTGAATCAACACCTTGCCCATACAAACTATTAATTGGTAGTGAAAAGGGTTCAGTAATAAAAGATGTATCAAGTAATGAAGATATGAAAGAATTTTTATTAAATGATAGTCCTATGGATTTATCAGGCATTAAATTTAATTATAAAGATGGTCAACAATCTTTTAATATGACTTTAAGATTTAAAGTCGGTAATTATAGTGTTGACATACCAATAACAACAAGAACTAGAACTGCTGGTGGATGGTCTGGTAAAGCGTTGTACATAACATCGCCAGGAATAAAATTACAACAATGAATATTATAACAGAACAAATGTTATATGAAGATAAAGGTGGAAAGAATCTTCACCTTGAACATATAGAAGATGAGATACTTAACTATGGTGTTGATGGTGGTAGAGCTTCCATAAACTTCATACAGTCTCTTAGAGATATGTTTGCAGGTGCAACTCGTTCATCTATAAACATGACTGTTAAGTGGGATGGCGCTCCTGCTATATTTGCTGGTGTAGACCCAGAGGATAATAAATTTTTTGTAGGAAAAAAATCTGTGTTTAATGTAGAACCACAATTATATAAAACAAATGCCGACATAGACAAATATACATCTGGTGATTTGAACGCAAAATTTAAAGTTGCGTTAGAGGAGTTTCCAAAACTAGGCATAAAAGGAGTGATACAAGGCGATTTAATGTTTACAAATGATGTAGGAACACAAAAAATAGATGGTATAGATTATTATACATTTCAACCTAATACTATCGTTTACGCTGCTGCTAAAGATTCAGATTTAGGAAAACAGATAAACTCAGCAAAAATTGGTGTAGTTTGGCATACAACATATAAGGGAGAAGATTTACAAGGTATGAAAGCTTCATTTGGTGTAGACATATCAAGACTAAAAAATGTTAAATCAATTTGGATGGATGACGCTACATATAAAGATGTCTCTGGTAATGCAACATTTACACAATCAGAAACAGATAAAATAACTAAAGAATTATCTAATGCTGGTTCGACATTTAGAAAAATAAATTCTGTATTGTTAAAAAAGTTTTTAAATTTACAAGAAAGTTTAACTGGCACTTTATCTGGTCTTACATATAAAACATATAATAACACAATGGTAAGAGCAGGCAAACCTATAACAAATCCTAAAAGACATGCGATAGGATATATGACTTATTTTAAAAATAAAATGCAAGAACAAATAGACAAAATGAAAAGTCCTGCTGGAAAAAAGAAATACGAAACAATTCAAAAAGAATATGACAGAGAGTTTAAAAAACATGTGAATAATTTACAACAGATAGCATTTTTTCAAAACTATATTATAGCTGCTAAAATGTTAGTAATAAACAAATTAAACTCAGTAAAAAGTATAGGAACATTTATCAGAACTTCAAATGGATTTAAAGCAGTAAACCCAGAGGGTTATGTTGCGATAGACAGAGTGTCTGGTGGGGCAGTTAAACTAGTGGACAGAATGGAGTTTAGTTTTAATAACTTTACAGCAGCGAAGGCTTGGGATAAATAGTATGAAAGGTTTTAAAGAATTTATAAACTTAACGGCACAGAAAAAATGCCCAGAGGGGTATAGATTCGATAAAAAATTAGGAGTTTGTGTTCCAATAGGACATAAAGGATATTACCCATATTATGGCTATAGAAATGGTGGTAATGGAAATAGTAATGGTAATGGTAATGATAATCAAAATGGGAATGGTACAAATGGTACAAATGGTACAAATGGAAATGGTTCAAATGGTAATGGTGGGAATGGTGGAAATGGAAATGGAAATGGGTCATGAAAACATTTAAAGATTTATATGAGGATGTTAGAAAAATGCCAGATGGTGGTTATGGTGTGTATGCTGATAAATTTAAAAAAGGCAGGAGAGTTATGACGCCAGGTGGTAAACACGCCAAAGAATTAAAAAAAGTTTATAAGAACGAAAAAGACGCTAATGATTACATGGCTGCAATCATGATAGCAAAAGGTGGTGGATAACATGAAACAATTTAAAGATTTATATAATAGTCTTTGGGCAAACATACATAAGAAAAGACAAAGAATCAAAAGAGGTTCTGGTGAAAGAATGAGAAAAAAAGGTGAGAAAGGAGCTCCAACAGCTGCACAAATGAAAAGGGCAAAAGAGGGATGAAAAAATTAAATTTAAAAGAAGCACCTAATACAGTTGCATTTACTTTTGGTAGATTTAATCCGCCAACAACTGGTCATGAAAAATTATGTGACGCTGTAAGAAAAGCAAATCCTAGTGATTACAAAATCTATGCCTCTCAGTCACAGAATCCAAAGAAAGACCCATTACAATATGCAAAAAAAATTGCATATATGAAACTGTCATTTCCTAAACATAAAAAAAATATTGTTGTATCAAGAGCAAGAAATGTTTTTGAGATATTAGTAGAGTTAAACAAATATGATAATTTAATTATGGTTGTAGGTTCTGATAGAGTAAAAGAATTTGAAATGTTAATTAAAAAATATAATGGTGTTGAGGCAAGACATGGATACTATAAGTTTGATACTGTAAAAGTATTAAGTGCTGGAGACAGAGACCCAGACGCTGAGGGAGTAACAGGCATGTCTGCTTCTAAAATGAGAGCTGCAGCTGTCGATAGTGATTTTGATTCATTCAAACAAGGAACACCTTTAAATGACACTCAAGCAAAAAAATTATATTTTGATGTTCGTAAGTCTATGGGTATTAGAGAACAGTTAGATTTATCTGATTTTGAAGTGTTAAGAGATTTATATTTGTCAGAACAGATATGGAATGTGGGTGATTTAATTTTTACAGATGAGGGATGTGGAGAGATTATTCGTAAAGGAACTAATTATGTAAGTATTATAGATGAAAATAACATAGTAAAAAAAGTTTGGTTGCATGATATACAATCACACAATATACAAATAGATGAAAAGAAAAAAGATGAAAAGGAAGCTCCTAAAAAAGTAAAACAAGATAAAGATATTAAAGACAGAGAGGGAACACAACCTGCTAAGTATTATGCTAAAGACGCTGAAGGCGATAAAATGTCTAAGGCAACTAAACAAGCAAGAGCAAGACACTTTGCAAAATATGGCAAGAAAGACCCAGATTCAGACGCTGCTTACAAACCAGCACCAGGCGACGCTGGTGGAAAAACTAAACCATCAAAACACACTAAAAAATTTAAACAGATGTTTGGTGAAGAAGACAATCCTAGAATACCTAGAAAAAAAGGACAACCAGCAAAAAGTAAAAAACACTCAGACTTATATACAGATGAAGACCCTGTGGGAACAATACATGGATTAGGATTTAAAGATGTAGAAACTGCCAAGGCAAGTGTTGCAAAAATAGAAAGGTCAGATAGAACACATGCACACAAAATACAAGCCGCAGTTGCGATGGAACAGAGAGCAAAAGAAATGGGTAAGACAGCAGAGGCTGCCATCTATCGTACATACATTGAAAAGATGAAAAAGAAAACTAAAAGAATGAGAGAGTTTACAGAGTTTATGTATGAAAAAGCACCTGATACGGCAGACGCTATGAAAAGATATAAAGCTGGTAAGGCAGGGTTTACGGATATTGCACATCTCAAAGCAAAGGGATTAATTAAAAGAGCAGATGGCACAAAAAGAAAGTCAGACAAATATGAGATGAATGAGGAGTTTAAATTTTTCCCAGATGATATGAAAGATTACATACAGATTCCACCACCACCAACTGATGAAGTAAAAGAGATGAATACTGTCAGACATATGGTATCTACAAGAACAGATGAAGATGTTGAAAGTGTTGCAAACCATGATGAAGATTCAAAGTATGCAATCAAACAATTTATGAAAAAACATGGTATAGCATTTCACAAAGATGAG